AGTGAATGTGCAGGCAAAAGTGTTGCCCTGACTGACAGTGACTTGATTGGTGCAGCTCATCGGGTCTTATCGTTGCCGAGATTGGAAGGGGGAGGGGGGTCAGACCGTTTGGGCCAGTTTGCCGATGGCGGTGATTGCGGTTCCAGAGTAGACGCCGCCTGGGATGTACTGGATGGCCGTGTTCATTGGGGCCGTGTAGTTAAACGTCCCGCCGTACCCAGTGACCGCTTCGCCTACGAGTTGAGCGACCAGCGTGTCTTCATCAAACACATACGAGCTGGCGGCAATCGTGGTCAATGGAGGCGGGGGCGATGCTGGGTCTACTTGGATGTAGGGGAAGATGGGCTGGAATGGCAGATTTTCATAAGGCGGGGCAGGAATGTCATAGCCACCCTTAACAAAACCGCCAGACGCTGCCGACGTGAAGTAGACTGCTGGGTCATATTCGATATTGTTGTACCGCTCGACGGTGGGCAGCCGGTAGTCGTTGCCCCCGACATATTGCCCGACCGCCCTGCGCAGCTTTCCCCAAGTCGTAGGCCCTCCAGGTTGAAGGTTTGGGTCTGCAATTAAAATGCCCATCAGACGCGGGCGTAGTAGTATTGCGCCGTCAGTGTTCCCAACTTAAGGCGGTCAGCCCAGAGTGATCCGGTGACATTTTGATAAAGTGTCAGCTCGTTTGACGCATTAGCAGAACCGTGCGCCAAAAGGATGTACCCAAAGGTGTCGGTGTCGGTGAGCACCGTGCCGCTCGATTCGATGCGGGGATAGTTGACCGTTGTGGTGTCTGTATCCGGGAACTCTCCCGCCGTTCCTTTGCCCGACTTGAGGTAGATGTATGTCAGCCCAGAAGTGAAGTTCATCACCGACACAGGGGGGCTTGGTTCTCCGCTTACAAGCCGATCGAGTTTGACCCATACGCCATCCTCTAGGAGCTGCGGAACGAGGTTGTTGATTGTGCCAACGCAGACCTCAAAAGAATGCGCGCTCGCAGTCGGATCGTATCCCTTGTATTTAATGCGAAGCGGGACGCAGTCATCTCCGGCCTCGTCCTGAAATGGATTGGTCGTGTCCAGCGAGAAGCCGAAGCCGCCAGACGTGAAGCCGTACCCGGCCCCTGGTTGAATGTTAGAGCTCATACGCCTTGATAGACTTCAGCGGGATACCCCTCGCGGTTGAAGCGTATTTCATAATTGATTTTATAGATGCGGGGAACGCCACCGACTTGGACTGCATAATCTTCAAACGATACTTGGGAAAGCATAATCGTGTGGCGAGAGGTTCCCTTGACGGTCGCAGTCCATGTCGTGCCAACGTGATCTGGGAGAAGCTGACATCCGCTTCCAAAGCTGTTTGTTGCGCTCGTCTTCCCCACGTTGCCACGCAGCAGGGCCAACTTCGACGAGTTGGTAGTGTACACGCAACCAGAGAAGGAGGTCGTCGGGGCAAGGTAATGTGTCTTGCCGTAAAAGTACTGCTTGCTGGCCGTGCTTGAGTCAAGGAATCCGACAAAGCCGCCGGCGTTTGTGGCGGTGCCTTTGAAGTGAGCGCCGAAAACCCCGCCCACCTTGTAGGCGTCGTTGATTGCTGACGTGGTAAAGGTCGTCCCAGTTCCTGCGATGGCGGTCGCAAACCCAGTTGAAGGGCCGAAGAAGTTAGGGTGGGTCGTGATGTGCTCAGAAGTCAGGCCGTGGGATGCCGTGATGTTTGGCCGCGTCATGTCCCCGCCAGAGGCAGCCGTGTCTACTCCGACGTAGTCCGCGTCGATGGTGTCAAGGGTTAGGGCTCCCCGGGAAAGCGTGAACTTGTGGACATACATATCCGAGTATTGCGGGTGCACTTGACCGCCGACGACTGCCGTGCCGCCAACGGTTCGGTCAACGATGTAGGTAGCCTTGCCAGTCAGCAGGCCGTAGCCGTCAGTTTGGTAGACGCCACCAGGCTGGATGAACTTGCTGGTTAACGGATTGCCAGTATTTACGAGGGCCATGTTATTTTTGAGGGATAAGGAAGGACAGTCGAGAAGGCGAAGCAGGGGTATTGGGCGTGGCTCCCTTTTCGGTTAGATCGGCGGGCGGGCCTGCCTTGTCGCCTTTTGATGCAATCATGCGAAGGTATTCAAGTTGCTGCTTGGCGAGTTCGACTTGCTCGTGGATTGCAGAGAGCACCGGGTTAGCGCCTACGCCGATGACGTTGCCAGAGACGTGGGATGCGAGACTTTGATTATTAGACTTAGACTGGTCTGGTTTATCCTTTTTGTTAGCGGCTTCTAGTTCCGCTTTGTACGCTGCTTCCTTGTCAAGGTACATTTGCTTACGCTTTTCTGGCGAAATCTTTTTGTCTTCAATGTCTAAGATTTCCGCTTGGATCTGATTCATCATCGCAAGGCCAGAGACAAACTTCTCGCGCATAAATGGAATCTTCATGCCCATTTGAAACCCTTGGCCTCCTTTAGAAATCTCACGGCTAACTATGGCTTGCCCTTCGGGTGTTGCTTGTAGGTATGTTTTGAACAACTCTGTCTTGCCAGCGCGTAGTTCTTTTTCTGCCTTAATTAAGTCCAGTTTAAGTTTAAGTTGTGCGGCTAGGGTTTTCTCTTCTGCGCTGCCAAACTTGTTGGATGCGTCTGCGAGTTTAGCAAAACCGTCTTCTGCGATTTTCTGGGCTTCAGCAATCTTGCCACCGATGTAGCTGATTGCAGAATTAAGCAAAATCATTGGAGCAAAGAAACCTAAGAAAATGTCTTTGAACCCGGTGCTAAACTTCTTCTGGATGTCCTCGACCTGCTTGCCAAAGGACACCGTGGCGGTCCTGGCCTTGTCCATCGCCTTTGGGACGTCGGAGGTGGTCTTGATATTGACTGTCAGGTCTTGGGCCATATCAGGGGGTTTCCTTTGCAGGATTGGAAGCAGGCGCCGCGGCCTCCTTGGCTTCCTCTTCGGCCATGAAGGCTTCCTCCTCGGGCGACATGATCGCCACGTCCGCACCCTTGGAGATAGCCAGGGCGGAGTTGAGCCAGATGGCTTGGCACTCCGGCATCTCCCACGCGCGCTTCTCCTCGATGCCGTTGGTGATAAGGTTGGCAACGATGGACAGGGGCCACGGGACGCCCTTGCTCCCTCCGCTGGACTTCTTCGTTTGCTCCCAGAACTTAGGCCAGTCCTCCACTAGGATGTAGCCGGAGAAGGCTTCAATAAGTCGCTCAAACTCTTTCGGGTTTTTGGATAGGGATAGCATCCGCAACTGATCGCGCCAACCGATGTCGCCCAGGGGTTCCTCGGCGCATACTTGGCAGGCGAAGATAAGGTCGGCAGGCGTGACGCCGCGGGAGCCGGTCACCAGCGGGGAGTCAAAGGCCATCAGACGTACCCGGTACTTGAGGCACCATGGGTAAAGCGAACGACCCAGCAGCCGAAAAGGTGCCGGGTCGATGAAGGCAGCGAGGAAGCGTTTGTCCATGCCGCCTAGTGTAGCCCACTTGGGGCTAAGTCAATTAGGCAGGCGTGATGCCTTCGTAGTCGACCGCCGTGATGGAGACCGCCGTAAAGCCCTTATTTTGGCCCTTGTCGTCGATTTTGGTCACAGTTCCGACAAAGGAAACTGAGGCGGCGCCGGACGGGTAGGCCGAAAGGGTGTTCACCGTGAAGGTGAGGGTAGCACCTAGGACCGGCATCGTGTCGGTCTTAGCAATTCCTTCGATAGTAATCTCGGTCTTACGATCGTCGTACCGAGCCGTCTTGGTAATGCCAGCTTCATCCGAGACAGTGGCCTCGGCGTTAAAGGCGGAAGAGAGGCTGTAGGACTGCACGAAGAGGTTCGTGACAGTGCCGGCAATTCCGTAGATGCAGGTTGTACCAGTAGAGATGGCGGCCATTTGAATATGCTTGGTTTGGTAACCTTACGCGGGGAAGACGGCCAGCAGGTCGAAGGTGAACGAGGTCGCCCAGGAGCGCTCATCGATACCCTCGTCTTCGGACTGCATGGTAACGTCATAGCAGGACGCGTCGCCCGTGGCCGTGAAGGCCGCCTTGATGGAGGTCAGGTCACGCATATTGCCGGAGAGCGCAGCGCAACGGAGACGGTGATCGGCGAGGGTCGTGTCGTCGGCGTTCGAGAATAGGGTGATGCGGACCGAGCAGCTGAAGTTGCCTTCGCCCTCGGGGAGGTCGCCCGGTGCCTGGGCAGACTCGCAAAGGACCACGGCCTTGGGAAGGGTCTGGGTGGCCGCGTTGTCGCCCGTGAGGAACGTGACGGTGGTCAGCCCGGTCTGGGTCGAAAGGTAGGTCGCGACGGTGGCCTCGACGATGTGACGGATAGATTTGGTGCCCATAAAGTTTAGCGGCGGTTAGCGCGCTGGATGGTGGAGTTCATGTGTTTCTCGAAGCGGGCCTTCATCTGTTTAATACGGTTTGCGTAGACCAGGGGAAGCACGGAGGCGTCGACGCCGATGTTGTTCACGTTGCCCATCGTGTTGGTCACGCTCAGCTCGACGACCTTTTCGTTGGCGAGGAGGCTGTTTGTTCCGCGGGTCTGGGTGTGCCGGTTAATCCAGGCTACCTTGAGTAGGTCGACGCCAAAGTCCTTGGGGACGCCGTTGATGACGGGCTTGGGAAGTGATCGGAGGGCGGACGCCCAGCCTGACTTAATCATGCCGACCATCTGCTGGCGGTCGCGGATGTATTGGTCGAGGTCGGACTTGGTCTCGACGAGCATCTTGATTTTGACCGGGCGGACGGACTTGCCGATGCGGCCACCGAACTTGCCCTTGATGCGGTTATGCGGGGGACGCGGCTCATTGACGAAGCCCTGACCGTAGTCGGTCATCACGGGGTTGGTCGTGTTGAAGTAGTTCTTAGCCTTGGCGAACGCCCGGGTGTAGTCCTGGTCGTTGGCAATCTTCCGCATGATGGGGGGCAGACCCTTCAGCGCCTGAAGCGTACCCTTGCCGATGATTTTATTGAACAGGCCGATGTCGTTGGCCTTGGTGGCGTAGGCCAGTTGATTGCCTAGGAGGGCCGCGGCGGCGTTGGAGTTGCGGTCGTTGGCGGCCACGAAGAGCTTCTTGATGTCTCCGGCCACGGCGTTGTCGCCTGCGGTCTGGGCGGCCTTGCTCAGGCCACGGCCTCCGCCCTTGGGCATTGGAGGGGTAAAGGTTGCCGCGTCTTGGCAGGCCAGCGCAGCTTGTTCAAGGCAGGCGTCCCGCATGGTCTGCCCAGTGTTGGCCGCAAACTGACGCAGGGCCGCGATGAACTCAGCCTGAGACTTAGGCTCGATGCGGACCGTGACCACGGCGGCTTACTGGTTATCGTCGATGACGACGAGCGTGATCCACGCAGACCCGGGCTTGTAGGTCTGGGTCGTGATGCGGACGGTCTTACCGCCGGCGACAATCTTCTTCCCTTGGCCTAGGCTGGCGATGGGGACGCCTGCCGAGAGTAGGGCAGCCGAAGACCCATTAGACCCATCTGGGAGGGTCCAGGAGGCCGTTACAGCGGGTACCCTGACCGAGTACTGGGTCCGCTCCATGTACCCCCCTGCTTCCAGGACGGTCATGACGGCGGGGTCGGAGATGAGGCACTGGAAGGTGATGGCCCCAGAGTTGGCCGACCCGGCAACGCCGAAGTCCGCGATCATCTCTTTGGCGTCAGCGAGAAAGTCAGCGTAGAGGCTCATCCTATCATTGCCGACTTTGGCAACGGGGCACAAAAAAGGGGCCCATTTCTGAGCCCCTTCCGTTTGCCGTTAGGCAGCCGATTAGGCCGTCTTGAGGCGGACGAGGGAGGTGGCGCGACCGACAGCGGCACCGAACATCAGGGTAGCCGTGACGTTCAGGTAACCGGACTGTTCCATGCCGACGAGCACCTGCACACCGAGACCCGTGCCGGCGTCCGTGGCGTTCGAGACTTCGAAGCCAGGGATGTCCGTGGAGTCAGGGAGGGCCGAGGCGAAGGCGATGGCGTCAGGAC